GGGATTATGAGTCCACCCCTCCCACATCCGCCGTACCAATGCGATGGTGTACACCGGTGTGCAAGCGAGCACGCCCAGGCGGTGCCGCGCCCAGCCCGTTCCGTACATCCTGATGCATCCAAATGCATTCGGATGCGGACCTGTTGCTACCGGTGCTGCTACCGGCCGGCTTTGTCGGACCCCCGACCTACCGTCCAGGCCATGCTCAGCGATCGAGACCACGCCATGCTCGAGTTCGAGCAGAGCTGGTGGCAGTTCCCGGGCGGTAAGGAAGCCGAGATTCACGCCCGGTTCGGCCTGTCGCCGACGCGCTACTACCAGCAGCTGAACCAGCTCATCGAGCAGGAGGAGGCCCTGGCCACGTCGCCTCTGCTGGTCCGCCGGCTGCGGCGACTGCGGACCCGGCGCCGACCTGCGTGACCGGACGATGCAGTGCCGCTACCGTCCGAGACCACACCATCACGGGAGAGACCATGACCGATCCGCAGGCCCCCATCGCACGCAGCGACTACGAGACCCAGGTGCTCGCCCACCTCGAGGCGCAGACCAAGGCGCTCCGGAACACCAGCACGAACACCGGCATCCTCGCGGGCGCTCTGATCCTGGCTATCGTCGTGGCGATCCTGTTCGCCGTCGTCTGACCGGAACGACGAAGGCGCCCCCCGCCCGGCCGAAGCCGAGCGGGGGGCGCTGCCGTGCTGGTGGTCGGGCTAGTCGACGACCGCCGTCGCGGTGTCGACGTACGAGTGTCCGTCCACGGTGGTGAGGCTGGCGACCAGCTTGTACGTGTCGGGGGGCAGGTGAACGTCCAGACGCCCGTCAGCCACGTCGGCCTTGACGGAGACGGGCGGGATGACGGTGGTGCCGTCTTCGTGGCGGGTCTGGCCGGTGATCTTCACGTGCCCGGTCATGGGCCGGCCGAGGGGGTCGCGGTAGATGCGGCGCAGGCAGTGCGCCCCGTCGAGCTCTACCGGTGCGGGCCACGGCTGGGGCTTGGCGTCGTCGGGCATCACTCACCGTCCAGGTCGGCCAGCACGTCGACCGTGTGGTAGCTGGTGGTGGGGAACGTCTGCTTGCGGTTGCCGGACCACACGACTTCCCACTCGGCCTGGAACTGGCCGGGGGTGTTGGTGTCGACGGCGGCCCAGTCGTAGCGCACGACGCCGCTGGCGGCGCTGACGATGGTCGCCGCTGCGTCGACCTTGACGGTCCCGCCGTTGAGCGCCCGCATGATGAACGTGACCGTGGTGGCCGAGGTGAGGTCGACGGGCGCCCCGCCGCTGGCGAGCGTTGCCTGGATCGACGGCAACCTGTCGTGGCTCTTGATCGTGAAGTCCGCCATGTGCGCCCCCTACAGGGTGTCGGTGTTGAGGACTGCGGTGCCGACAGCAGCCGCGAGGGTGGCGGTGCTGGTGCCGTCACCGGCGAGCGCCGCCGTGCCAAGCGCCTGTGTGGCGAGGACTGCGGTGCCGAGGCGTGGTGCGATGACCGCGGTGCCGTACGTGTGGCTGGAGTAGGCGGGCGCGTCGGCGCGGGCTGCTGTCAGCTGCCCCATGCCGGTGAGCTGGGCGGTGGCGTTGAGCTGGGCGGCGGTGACGGCGGTGAGCGTCCCGGACCCAGCCAGGTTGACGGCGCTGCTCGAGCTGGGGGCGCCGGTCGCGGTCAGCGTCCCCGTGCCGGAGATGGCTGCGGTGCCTGTGGTGGACGCCTTGCCGGTCGCGGTGAGCGCCCCGGTGCCGGTCATGGTGATGACCTGCGTGTAGCGGGGGGTCCCGGTCGCGGTCAGGGTTCCGCTGCCGGTCAGGGCTGCGGTGGCGGCGCCGTTCTGCCCTGCCGTGCCCGTCGCCGACAGCGTGCCGGTGCCGGTGAGGGCGGCGGTCTGGGTTGCGGTGGGTGCACCGCTGGCCGCGAGACTGCCCGTGCCGGTGAGCGGCGCGGTCGACGAGCCTGCCGGAGATCCCGTGGCGGTGAGCGTCCCCGACCCGGCGAGCGATGCGGTGGCGGTGACGGCCTGGTAGGGGCCGATGGCGGTCGCGGAGTCCTGGGTGGCCGCATCGTCCCACTGCGGGCCGGACACCCAGCCCGAGCCGGACGCGCGCCCGATCTGGACGCTGGTCACCGGGATGGTGCCGGCGTTGAAGGCGGTGGAGCTGTAGGTCGCCAGCGGTGTGGTGGAGTCCCCGACGAACAGCTGCAGGTTCAGGACCCCGTTGGCGGTGCTCGACCCGACGGTGCACTGGGTCTCGATGCGATACCAGGTCCCCACCGTCATGGCCCAGGTCGCCGACCCGCCCGCGACCTGGGTGCCCGTGGAGTTCTGCACCGCCAGCTGGCGGGAAGTGTTGACCAGCATCCGGTACACCGAGGTGGCCGCGTTGTTGGTGTACGGGACGTGGATCAGGCCCGCGGCGGTGGGGGTCGCCAGCAGCTTGAAGTAGAACCTGACCGACACCTGCAGGCCGCTGACGTTCCACCCCAGCACCGACGACGCGGCGTTGGCCTGGAAGCAGTTGGGCCCGTGGACGCCGCCCGTGGTGTAGACCGACGTCCCGGTGCTGATGGTGAACGCGTCCCCGGATGCCCCGCCGGAGTTCCCAACGGTGACCGTCGCGCCAGCGGCGCCACCCTCGGCGGTGTTCTGCAGCAGCACCACAGAGGGCCTCCAGTCTCAGCGTTGGGTGGGCTAGGACTCAGGAGAACGTTTTGACATCTGCGACTGACGGTAACGCTTAGTCGCCGCGTTGCCGCTTACGCGCGAACAAGTGAGGCAGGTGCGCCAACCTCGACTGTCCACCTTCGTGTTGAGTGCATCAAAAGGGTGGCCCTGCGCGCAGTGTGTCTTAACTCTGTTCCGCTTGCCGGCCTCGCCGCGAGCCACATTCTCAGCATGAGGCACAGCCTCAAGGTGCTCGGGGTTGACGCACTTGCGATTTCTGCACAGGTGGTCAAGGGAAAGATGATCCGGAACCCGGCCAACTAGTTGCTCGTAGACGAACCGGTGAGCCCGATGGTTCTTGTGTTCTCCGCCATGCGTCTCGTCGTATTGCCCATAGCCGGACGCGTCGAGGCTCGCGGTCCATTCCCAGCATCCCGACTCGACTACTCGATACTTACGGCGCCATCGGTCCGGACCGGAGTGTCGTTCGTATGCCGCCTTGAGGGGGTCACCCGTTCGATGCCATCGGTGGTAGTGGCGACGACACCAGCCCCGCGACTTCACGAACACCGACTCGTCGCAGCCCTCAATCTGACACACCATTTGCATGTCAGAATTCTACCCTATTACGACTGAGTGAAGGTGATATTCACCGTATACGTTCCCTGAGACGAAAACGCCTGGCTGGTGACCGAGACGCCGTCGAGGTAGGTGCCGCCGGTGGCTGCGGTGTGCACCCCGAACCCGGCGACGGTTACACCGGTCGGCACGTCGAACACGGCGGTGGCGGTGATGACCCCGTCCACGGAACCAGCGGTCCACGTGAGCGCCTTGCGGGCGTACGCCGGCGAACCCCCGGACAGCTCGGTGCCGGGGCTGGAACCCGACGGGGCGGTGGAGTACAGGGCGGCGAATGTGGCGGCCTGCCCGTAGGCGATGGCGACGTTCTCCCGCTGCTGGGCGGTGGCGATCGGCACAGGGGTCTCCTAGGCGAGTTGCAGGGCAGCGACCTGGACGGTGACGCTGCTGGCGACGGTGAGCAGAGCGGTATTGCGGACAGTGACGGTGCAGCCGGTCTTGGTCTTGGCCGTGATCGGCAGCTGCACGGAGACGGCGCCGAGTACCGCGACGGAGGCGTTGTCGAGCGTCACCAGCGGGATGTAGTCCGTGCTGGGCATCGGGTTGCGGAACACCACGTCGAAGGTGGTGACGGAACCCAGGAGGATCGGCAGCGTCTTGGTGAGCTGGCCCGTGGTGCCGACGAGGGTGCGGGCCTCGAGCGCTGCGATGCGGGCGTAGATGGCGGTGTGGGTGGCCTCGGCTGCGGGGATGGCGGCCCCGAGCTGCTGGGCGACCATCGCCAGCCCGTTGATCAGCATCATGGCGTCGGTGACGCTGATCGTCTGGTCCAGGATCTTCTGGTCGGCGGCGTAAGCGCGGTTCAGAAGGTCTTGGTGCGCCTCGTCCGGGAACGACTTGAACTGCGGGGCCGGGGCGGTCACTGGCTAGGACGCCAGTACGCGCTGGTAGTTCTCCCTCGCGACGGCGATCTTGTCCTTGTCGCCAGTCATGTAGGCGGCAGCGAGCTGCGCGATAGCGCCGGCCAGGTCCAGGGGGTTGAACTCGGCGGGGCCAGGGACGGTCACTGGTCGTCCGCGGCGTGGTCGCCGGGCTCGTCGTAGCCGCTGGAGAACGTCGGCGTCGCGTTCGGCACCTGGTAGGTGAGCACGACGGTCGCGATGCCGACCGCGGTGGACACGTACGGCGCCCAGTCGGCGGGCAGCAGGTTGGCGGTGAGCAGCGCGGACACGATGCCGACGAGGGTCACCAGCGCCTTGCGGATGGAGGCGATGCGGAGCGCGAGAGGCACGGGGTCTCCTAGCTAGAGGCACACGCCGAGCAGCGTGCACACGGGGTCGGTCAGTGGGGTCAGGTCGACCAGCGGGGGAGTGGTCGGCGCCGCGGGTGTCGAGCTCGCGGGCGCACTCGTGGGTGCCGCGGTGGGCGTCGGGGGCTGGCCCATCGGGGAGGGCTGCACGCCCTCAGGAGCGCCCGGCGGCATCTCATCCGGGGCCGAGGTCGGCTGGGCAGGTTCCGAGTCCGCAGACGGCGACTGAGCGGGCTGTGCGGCCTCGATCTGGCCCAGGATGTCCGCCAAGTTCTGCGCCACGGTCGGGTCGAGGTCGCCCACCGGAATGCCCGGCCCGCACCCGTACTGGGCGCGCTGAGGGTCCAGCAACGGACCGGCCGGCAAGCTATCCAGGAGAGAGCACACGGCGGCGTCGATGCGGTCGTTCAGCCGCTGGTTCTCCGCGTCACGGGCGGTGCCGCGGCCCTCGATGTAGGCCGTCGTCTCCGCCTGCCCCCGTTGCAGCATGTACGTGTTGAACCCCAGCCACCCCACCGCCGCGGCCAGCAACACCACCACCGCGGTCAGCACCGTCACCAGCACGCTGCGAGGCTGCTCGTGGGTGTGCTCACCCACCGGTGAATCCACAGCGTCGGGGGTGCTGTCGTCGGACGCGGTCTGGGCGTAGCGGCTGCGGTTGGACATCAGTGCCACCCCGGGAACTCGCGGTCGAGGAACCTGACGATGGCGTCCTGGCACACCTGGCCCTTCGCGTGCGCCCGGTCCAGCAGATCGTGGGCGTCCTCGAGCTCATCGTGAGCCTTGTTCAGGGCGCCGACGTCGCGTTCGACCACGGCCACCCGCTCACGTATACGACCAGACCCGTTGCTGTCCCCACCGGACGGCGCAGGCGGTGAGGGTTCAGTGCGGGACTTGCGGGACTGGATCACTGCGATAGCGATCGACGCGATCGCACCCACCACCACGCCCGCGAACACCAGGTAGGAGCTGGTGTTGTCAACAGGTGCCGGCAGTTCAGCCGCTACGAGCTCCCACACTGAGCCCCCGAACCCTTCACGACGCGGATCAGCAGGAAGCCGACCCACAGCAGAGGGAACGTGAACACCACGGCCCCGATCGCCGAACCACGCCCGTCGATGGCGAACCACAGCGAACCCGCCGCCCAGATCCCCGACGTCGCCGCCGTGGACCAGGTGACGACCTGCATCCACAGGTGCGTGGCGCGCCACGACAGGGCGACCAGAGCAAGGGAAGCGGCGCACCACGCGATGCCCCACGCCAACCGGGCTGCGGTGATGGACCACGAGTCGGGCCACACCTCGAACAGCGGCAACGACCCGGTGGTGACAACCACCTGCTGGGGCCCGGCGGCGATGACCACACCGAGAACCAGCGTGACGGCGGCGACCGCGGACATCTCCGTGCGCAGCAGCAGCGGCGATGACAGCGACCGCAGTGCGCTCACGACTGGTACGTCTCGTAGTAGCCGCAGCTGTAGTTCAGGCAGTTGCGGCGCCACACCCTGGTGACCCGGTTGACGACGTACCACTTACCCATCACGTGGTTCGTGTCGGGACCGTGCACGGTCAGCTTGCCAGTCGGCGGGCCTGCACGTCCGCCGCAGCATCGGCCACGCGACGCACATCCTCATCGGACAGCTTCGACACCAGCTGCGGCAGCAACGGACCCAGCGCCTTCGCCAGAGCCTGCTCGTCCACGTCGGCGCCCGGGCGGGTCAGGAGCGCCGCGATGCCCTCCGACGCCGCCTGCAGGTGGATGATCGGGATGCCGCGACCGTCGGGCTGCGTCTTCCGCCAGACCGCGTCCACCGTCTCGTCGTTCACCGCAAACCCACCAGGGATCGAACGGGTCAGGCCCTGGAGGCGACCCAGGATCTCGGTGAGCTGCTGCGCCTGGTGTGCGTCCAAGTCGTCCTCCTCGGTGGGTGCAGGCGCGGGCGCCGGCAGGGTGGTGACGGGTGAGCCAGCGGGGCTCTTGCGGGTCAGCCGGTCTGCGACCATCGCGACCGTGGCGGGGCTGGCAACGATCTCGAAGTGCATCTCGTCGGGGGTGCCGGTGAAGTCCCCACCCCAGCGGACGATGCCGCCGACCTCGGCGAGGATCCGGCGGATCTCGGCGACCTGCGCCTTGGTGAACGTGCCCCGCCGGCCGTTGGGGTGACGGGGGGCGTTGAAGTCGACAGCGGTGGCGCTTGAGTGACACGACAGGTTCGCGGCGTTGCGGTTCTGCCGGTACGAGTAGCCCCAACACCAACCCGACACCAGCGGCTCCACGCGGGCGTGGAACTGCGCGGCGACGTAGAACAGCACTGTTGCCACATCCCCGGACCGCACCCCGGGCGCCATGCGGACACCTGCAACGGCGCGGTTGTCGAGTCCGCCCAGGTCATGAGGGGAGGTGCTGGCCGACCAGCCGTTGTACGACATCTGCACAGCGCACCTCCGGGCATGAGAAAGGCCCGACCGAATGGCCGGGCCCGCAAAGTGGTAGGTGCTAGTTGATGCGGTACTGGAGCCGCAGGTTCCCGCCGACTGCCTGCGCGTTGCCATCGGCGGCGGTGGACTGGAACTCCAGGCGCAGGTTTGCGGTGGCGCCGGTGCCGGTGATACGGCTCGTCAACTTCATCGGCGCCCAAGCTGCCGACACCAATTGACGGTCACGTTCCACGTTGTTGATCATTAGGCGGATGTAGAAGAACCCGCCGCCCGCATTGACCACCGGAATAGCGGCCTCAACCTCGAGCTCCCGCCCGGTAGTGACCACCGCTGTCGTGAAGCTGGTGAACCCCGGCATCGACTGCCACTGATTCAACGCCGACGGGGTCGCCGAGTAATCTGGTGCACTAATCTGCGAAGTCACCCACGGGCCGGGCAGTGCGGTAGTCAGATCTGTCGCAAGGTTCTGGATGTCCTGCGGAACGTTCGGCGTCGCCGACGAAGCCGGGTAACGCGCCTGCCTGCCAGTGGGGCCGACAAGTGGCATTGGTCCTCCTTAGGGTGAACCAATCACCCGGTAGGCGATCAGCACTTGGTTGTCGATGTAGTCGCACTTGACGCGGTGACCGACGACGGGCGTGTACGACGAGGCGTAACCCGACGCGGTGATCACCCCTCCGCGCCACCGCACCTGCACGCGGGCGTTGCCATCCGTTGCGGCGTTGGCGGCCACCGACGTGACGGTCGCCAAGAAGCCCGTGGTGGGGATTGCCTCGGCGATCCGGTCGCCTTGTGCGTCAGCCGAGCGGCGCATTGCCGCCTCAAGTGCCCGGTTCACGTGTACGGGTCCGTCCGCGTGGACCGGCCGGCGATCGTCAGGGCACCGTTCGTGAGCGAATGGGTGACCTCGTCGGCGATGTGACGCTCGAGCACCCGCGGGATGTCGTACCGCTCCCTCGGGGGCAGCACGTCCAGCACGTCGAAGGCGTCCACCGCCGGGTTAGGGACCTGGCCGAGGGACACCTGCGACGCAAGCCCGGTAACGCGGGCCAAGATGGTGGCGCCTGTGGCTTGCGCGGACGCCGCATCCATCGGCAGGGGGGTGTCGAAGAAGTAGGGGACGATCCCGAACGGCCCAACGTTCACCGCAGCCACCGGGTTAGTGCCAGCGTAAGTAGGGGAGTTGGGATCGAAATCCCACACGTACTGCGACGGAAACGTCTCACCCGCGCTGGCCGATGAGGAGACGACCACCACGTTGTAGGTGCGGGACCGGTCGCGGGACCGGTCGAGCTCGGTCAACACACCCGACGCCGACGCATCAACCAGCCAGTCCGCAGACTTACCGACCGTCGGCAGGTCCGCGATCGTCGCCACCCCGAGGCGGTCGAAGAACACCCACGCCCCGATCGACTCCGCCAGATCGATGATGGCCTTGTCGCGGTCCTTCTCCCACGTCAACGGGCCCATGATCGCTCTCGAAGTAGCGGTGATGTTGACTTGCGGCGACCCGGTGGCGTCCCGCAGCAGCGCCGCCAACTGCTCGGTAGCCGCGACACCAACGGCCGGCCCAGTCGGGTACAAGAACCGGGCGCGCTGAATCTGCACCCACTTGTCGGGGGCCGTCAGCGTGATGCCGCTGTCACCCTCGCCCAGCTTCTCCGAGTCGACGTCAAACACGCCCATCGGGATCGGGATCGTCGTACGGTCCTGGTAGGTGATGACCGCCGTGACCCGTAGCAGGGTGCCGAACGGGGCCAGCTTGTCGAACAGGCCCGGGTCCGGGGCCAGCTCCAGGTTCAGTACCCGCCGCACCCCAGGCTTGGTGGTGTCGGTGATCGAGCCGCCGGTCGGCCGCAGATCGCCGCACCCGGGAACGACAACCCCAGCCCGTGACGCCTCCACCGAGTAAGTGATCCCCACACCCTGACGGACGGCCTGCTGGTAGACGGTCGGATTGGGCATCCCCAGGTAGGCCACCAGCGCCTCCCTACGGTCCTGCGAAGACAGCGGTGTACGTCGGGTAGGCGTTCTGCAGAGCCGCGTACGTGGCGAAGTTCAGGAGGTCCACGTAAGTGCGCTGCGCCTGCGAACCACCCACCGGCATCGCCACGACCGTGTACGGCATCACGACGTCGCGGGACTGCTGCGACCCGATGTCCGACAGTCGCCGGATCGTCAGGTCCGCGACCCGGATGTAGCAGGTGTCGACCCCCAGCCCGAACAGCGGCGGGATGTTCAGCAGCAGCGTGCCGCCGTCCGACAGCAGCGCCTTCATCGCGCCCAGCGCCGGTAGCGACTCGGTGATCGCCACGATCTGCGATTCGGCGGACTTCCTCGTCCCGTCGTTCACGATCACCGGGGTGGCGCGGCCCATCGGCCAGAACACGCCCTGCTTGACCGCGTACGTCTCTTCCTTCAGCGAGTCCGGCCGGAGCTCGATCGGCTGCGACAAGCCAGGAACACCAGGGTGCACCAGCCAGATCCGCTGCTCATCGACCGTCACCGCACCCGACGTATTCGCCGGGGTCTCCATCGTGGAGTAGGAGACGGCCTGCCCGTACGGCATCTCGTAGTCGTAGAGCAGACCGACCCGGTTGCTGCCCGAGGTCGTCAGCTGCAGCGGGTTGCCGTCGAACGTGCGCACCGGCACCAACTCGCCAGTAGGGTTCAGCCGGGTGACCGTCACCGAACCGATGGCCGGGGTGCCCGTGTCGGTGACGTCCAGCCGCACCCGAGGGGGGACGTTCGTGAGCTCAACGGTGGCAGAGATCGTTACCGCACTCATGCGTTGGTCCGCCCCCGCTGCCTTGAGCCAGTCGCGTACTCCACGACCACGCCGGCCGCCTCGGTGCGGGCGATAGCGCGGACCTCGTTGCCGTCCACAAACACCTGGACCACCGGGGCAGCGACCTGCACCGCGGGGCCACCGCCGAACCCGCTGCCGCCGAACTCCCGCGACCGCATCGCCGCTGCGGTCTGCGCCGGGTTCAGCACCATCTCCGGCGACCCCGACAGGTTCAGCGCCGCGGTACCCGACGGCAGCAGCCCGCCCTGGTCGTACACCGCGGCGTGCACGTGGTTGCGGTGTTCGGCCTGCGTGCCCGCGTTGTAGGTGTGCGGGCGACCGTTTTTGACGTCAGGGGTGTTGTCGCCAACGCCGTCGTAGATGAGCTCGGCGAGCGTCGACCCGTAGCCGTTGTAGAGGAACCGGGCGATCGACGCCAGGCCCGCCGACCCAGCGCCACCCGGGCCACCGCCGAAACCGAAGTCGATGGCCTTCCCGCGGCCGTGGTAGCCGGGGTCGCCAGGTCGGTACGTCGAGTTGATGCGGGCTTGCGGGATCGCGGCCTTGACAATGTTCCAGATGGTCTGCCAGCCGCCGCCGATCGCGGTAGACCCAGCAGGCCCAGCCGCACCGGAGTAAGAGGTCTCAGCGTTGGCCGCCAGGAAAGCCGTAGCAGCGTTGTAGCCGGCCGCCATTGCCGCGTTGGCCCCCGTGGACAGGGGGGCCCCGAACGGGGCCGTGGAGCGAGGCTGAGGGACGTCCGCCGAGGACACGAACCCACCCTTGGCGAACAGCGCCCGGCCCTCGTTGATGTTGGACAGCAGGCCAACGCCGTACTTGCTGACCGACGCGGCCCGAACCACGAACTCGCCGTTGGACAGCATCGCCGGAATCGAGTCCGATGTGCCGCTACCCGAGCCGGAGATGTACCCGCCGTCGGCGTAGGCGACCCGCGTGCCGTTGATCTGGCGAGGCGCGGCGGCGATGATCGCGCTCTTGCCCAGCGAGGTCAGCACCGGGTTGATGCCGTCAGCCAGCACGATCCCGTACTGCGCAGCGATCGCCGCCACCGTCGTCGTGCCCGCCGCGAGCTGCTGAGCCAGAGCCGCCGCAGTCTCCTGGCCGGCGGTCGCGGCGATCCGGGTCAACACCGGCTGGGCCAGCAGCAGCTGCTCACCGAACTCGCTCGCCGCGTTCGACGACCGCTGCCCGAACACCGTCTCCAAGCGCGCGAGCTCGGTGTCCGACGCGTTCACCAGCTCCGCGACCAGCGGCGCACCCTCAGGGCCCATGCGGGCGAGCTCGTCGATGGTGCCTTGCGACACCCGCCCAGCCAGCGTCAACATGTTGGCCTGCCACGCGTCCTGCGCAGCGACCTGCTCCTCGAGCTTAGTCAGGTATTCCTCGACGGAGACGGACACGTCATCGACGTAGTCCTCCCACGAGTCCGACTGGGATGCCGTAGCAGCTGCAGTCGCCTCAGCAGACTTCCGCTCGGCTTCCTTCTTCTCGTCAATCAGGCCCGTGTAGGTGCCGAGCGGGTCGACGAATGCCGAGATCGCTTCACCGAGCTCGTCGGTGTGCTTCCGCAGCTCCTCGACCTCGTCGTCGGACATGCCCAGCGCGGCGGCATAAGTGACCAAGTTTTCGTACCCGGTCTCGGCGGCGCCGTTGACGCCAGTGAGCCCGGTCGCGGCGTAACCGGCCGCATCCGCAATCCGGATGAAGTCGCCCTGCACGATCTGCAACGAGCCCGACAAGTCGATTCCGTGGGCGTCGGCGAACTCCTCGACCTCAGTCTTGGTCATGCCGTAGCGACGGCCGAGCACGTCGAGGTTCTTCTCCATACGCGACTGCTCTGCCTGGATGGAGGCAAGCGAGTCCTCGTACTCCTGGAGGCTCTGGCGGGCGTCCTCGACTTCGCCAGTCACCGGGATGAACGAGCGCTCAAAGAAGCCGCGGTTCTCGACAGCCCAGGACTCAACGAACGGACGAAGCTCATTGATCTTGTCGCGGATCTGGTCGAGGCTGCCCGTTACGTTCGAGAAACGAGCAGCGTTGGTGTCGGACTTATCGATCGTCTTGTTCATCTGCTCGATCGCGTCGCGAGCGTCGTCGCCCGCATTGGCGAACCTGACCAACTCGATGACGCCATACGTAATCGCGGCCATCACGGCCAGCGGGGCAGCCATCGTGAGCAGACCGGACAGCGCGGTCCGAGCCGCCGCAAATGCGCCAGTCAGGGTCGCGACGGGGGTGAGCATGTTCGCGAACCCGACAATCAGGGGCGAGAAAATGTTGGCGTTCATCCACACCCGCATCAACGCCATCTGAGCAATCAGTTTCTCGCCAAACAGCAGGTACCCGCCGATTGCGGCGCCGGCCAGAAGGAAACCCGCAGGGACCTCGTTGATGACGCCAACGACGTCGCCGACAACGTCAACAATGCCGGTGAGCATCTGGGCCAGTACCCGCAATGGTCCCTGCGTGCCAGACCCAACCGAAATCAGCAAGGTGTCGAAAGCGCCACCCAGGCGCTCAAGATCGCCCTTCAAGTTGTCGTTCAGCTTGGCCGCCTGATCAGCAGCGAAGCCCTGGTCGTTGACCTTCTCCGTCCAGTCCTCGATGCCGGCAGCGCCCTCGCGGTACAGGACGTTCGCCGCACGGACAGCGTCAGAACCAAAGATCTGCGCCAGGGCCGCGTTGCGCTGCTCCTCGGTCAGGCCGCCAAGCTTGTCCTGCAGCTGACCAGCCATCTCGGCGAGACCGAGCATGTTGCCGTTGGCGTCGTACATCTTCAGGCCCAGCTCATCCATGAGCTCCGCAGACTTGCCCGAGGGTGCCTGCAACGCCTGGAGCATGGTTTTCAGCGACGTGCCCGCGTCTGATCCGAGCAGTCCCGCCGAAGCGAACGCAGCTAGACCCGCAGTGGTCTCGTCGATCGAGAGGCCGGCCGCATCTGCGATCAGGCCCGCCTGGTTGAGGGCCTGACCGAGGTCGTCGACCGAGCCGAGCGCCTTACCGGCGCCAGCGGCCAGCAGGTCAGCGACGTGCGGAAGATCGGCACCGGACAATCCGAACTGGGTCATCGCAGCCGAAGCCAGTTCGGCCGCTCGAGCGACGTCGATCTGACCCGCCGCAGCCAGCGCCAGGGCACCGTCGAGGCCGCCGCCCATGATGTCGGCCGCGGACACGCCAGCCTTCGACATCTCGGTAATGCCGTCAGCGGCTTCCTTCGCGCTGTACTGCGTTGCGGCACCGGCCCGCATCGCCGTCTCGCGCAGCTCTGCCAAAGCATCACCAGTCGCACCGGTCGCAGCCGAGACAGCCGACATCGCCGTCTCGAACTCCATCGACTTCGCAACAGCCGAACCGAACCCGGCGACAAGCAGACCGGTGCCGATCATCCCGGCCTGACCAATACGCCCAAGCCCACCAGAAGTACGGCGCGCCGTGTCATCGACCGATCCGCCGAGACCAAGCGTGGCCGCGGCGGCCCTGCTCATCCCGGCGACGTACTGACCGATGTCTGCCCTGAGGGCTACGGTCACGACACGGTTCGCCACGTGAGCCCCCCTAAGCGTCTAGTGTGCGCACATGCGAATTGGGTTTGTGCTGCTGGCCGCGATTGCACTGACCGGCTGCGGAGGTGGCGGGGTCAGCTCCGGTGACGCCCTCGTGGCGTGCAGGAACGCCGTTGAAGATCAGCTGCAGTCCCCATCAAGCGCCGACTTCAATACGTTGGACACGACCATCGAAGATCGCGACAACGGCGGTTACCGCATCACCGGAGTGGTCGATGCCGATAACGCGTTCGGCGCATCGGTCCGCTCCGACTTCTCATGCACCATCGGGCCCAGCGGCAACGTCGTCAGCGCCTACCTCAACTAGGTCAAGGCCCACATCCAGGGGAGGACTCTTCCCTTCCCGGAACGCAATCGATACCTGCATCGAGCGCTGCTGGGAGACGTTGCGGTCCTTTTTCGCTTCTTGATGATCGGCTAGCGCCCTCGTCGCATTGCACTGATCCTCGACCACCACGAAATCGAACTGCCGAGCCTTGTCCCGGCACACTGCCTTCAGCAGCCCGCAGGCCGGACAGGTATCGCGACGCTCCTCGGCCAGCGCCACGAACCAGTCGTGATCCTCTTGCGTGTACAGCGGCTCACCCTCACGCGGCCACGGAGCCCCCTGGAACACCGCCAAGGGCACCCTCAGGTCGAACGCTGTCTCTACCTCGAGGCGTTCTGACTGATTAGCTCGGAGGCGCGCGCGGAGAAAGGGACGCTGCCGTCCCCCTTGGTAGCGGCCCACGCAGTCTTGAACAGCATTTCCCACTGCCCCTGCGCCAGCGCATCGCACAGGCGGCCGGCCTCGTCCTCGGTCATCTCCGGCTCGTGCGAGCAGGCGGCGACGAAGTCTACCGACCCGGCGTCGACGTCCCAGTCGCTCTGCGACCCCTTCTTGGGGGGGTGCTTCTTGATGAGCACGTTGAGCCGGTTCTTGCTGATGCCCTTGAACTGGAACTTCGCCGAAGCCGTCCGCATCTGGTCCTCGAGCTCGGCCATCCGCTGCGCCAGCTCCAGCGCTTCGTTGGCCTGGCCCATGCGCCCCTGGTTGCGGTTGGTGGCGTCCAGCTGCTCCCGCAGCTCGTCATACTCGGCGAGCAGTGACGCGTCGAGCACGATCGTCACCGAGCGGACGGGGACCTTCACGCGACCGATCAGGTCGTCAACACTCAAACCCACGTGATCCTTCTTCCTGGCGGTTGCCCTGGCGGTGGGATGAACGGGTCGGCCGCACCGCCAGGAGACGGCCGACCCTGCTCAGAGGGGTCAGGCGGCGACGGTGGCCGGGTTGTCGATGCCGCGGACCTGGGTGCCGTCGGTCATCGTCATCCCGACCATGACGGTCTGGAGGGCGTTGGGAGCCGGGTCGTCCGGGGACGGGCGCTTGCACTGCACCGGGTACAGCTCCACCTTGTCGGCAGCGGTCCACGCGATCGTCGCCAGCTTGTCCCGACGCACCGCCAGGAAGCCCGACGCTCCACGGACCAAAGCGGTCTGCACAGCCACGTCGTTCGTGCCATCGCCACGCACGTACTTCACCGACGGCGAGTACGTGTCCCGGCCGATGATCGCCGAGTTCGCCAGGCTGTTCAGCTTCGAGTTGTCGATCTCCGACGTGTCAATTCCAAGCGACAGACCGTCGGGGGTCAGACGACCCTCAAGCGACGTGCCACCGTTCAGCTGCGACACGGTCGGCGCGGCGATGTTGGTGATGCTGGCGGCGGGCACGAAGCTCACCTTGATCATGCCGTCGAAGCCGTAGTCGGCCATCGGTCAGACCTCCTTCGTGGTGGTAGCGGCGGCCGGCTTCGGGTTGACCGAACCGTCCTTCTTGAGCACGTCCCAGCCCGGGAAGAACGGCACAGCCCCGCGGGGGACCTGGCGCTCCTCGCCGGTGTGGGGGTAGCGGATGGTCACTTCGGTGTCGGGCTCGTCGGCCACGGCATCTCCTTCAGGGCATGGCTACGGACCCGATCACCGGCGGTGTCGGGGGCTTGAAAGCTGGCGGCTAGGCGGGGGTGGAGCGGAACCGGTGCTCGGTCACGTACACGAACACTGGCGGGTCGTCCTCGTCCTCGCGGGCCAGCGGGACGGCGGTCAGCTGCTCCACCGCGTATACGCGCCGGCCGTCGACCGCGGTGTTCAGCTGCGCGAAGCAGGCGGCCTTCACGCGACGGTCAGCGACCTTCGCCGACTCCGGCGTCAGGCCGTACTGCCGGAACGTGATCGTCAGGTCTTCGCCGTCGGTCCAGCGCATCGTCGCGGCATACACGTTGCCCGCGTCCGGCCAAGCAACCACCCACGGCTTCGTGCCTGAGCGGGTGGGCTGAATGCCGTAGCCCAGCGGCACAGCGGGTTCAACGGCGGACTTGATGTTGTCCAGGAGCGTCACGGAGCGATCCCCGGCAAGTTGTACAACGCCGCCTCAAAGCGGGGCTCCTCGACGTCTAAAGCCCGCCCGAGATCCCGGTGCGGGGGCGACTTGTCCCCGCCGCCACCGAACTCCAGCAGGTTGCCCAGCGAGCCGCCGCGGCGTTCCTTGTCGTAACCGATCTCAGCCTCAATGACCATCCCCGCCAATCGGGGACTGTCGTAGGTGATCGCGTTCTGCGCGTAGGCGTTGTTGACCGGAGCTGACTGCTCCACGTTCTTACGCGCATCGTTCTTCACGTTCAACGCGCCCTTCGCGACAACCGCAGTCACCTCGACGGTGGTTGTCGCAATCGCCCTCAAGATCGCTGCAGCCAGCGTCTGCGGAGTGTCGACCATCAGGTCACCTCCTGGCACGACAACCGGCGAGCGGTGATGTGGTCTCCGCGGTCCACCATTCGCACCTCGACCACCGCCCCCACCAACGCAGGATCAGGGCTGCCGGTCACCGTCACTCGGTGGCCCTCGCGGACCCCGATGACGGCAAACGGGATGGAGATGACGTAGTCGAAGCTCGCGAGCTCGGCGCCGCCGGTCTCCACGTCCTGCGACTGCGTGGCCGTCGGGCGCACACGGCACTTACCGTCGTAGACGACCTCGCCGACCGGGGTGATGACCTCGCCCGTCTCCGGGTCCGTCACGTTGCCGCCGTCGCCCCTTGCGTTGATGCGACAGGTCGCGGTCATCTGCGCCTCGGCAAACACTCGGCCCATGCGGGCGGCGACGGTGGCAGTCACTGCGTCAGTGGAGACGAGAACCGCACCGACCGCACCCGCGCACCCGACCCGGTGCGAATGCCAGCCAGCGTCGCCCTCTCGTCGTCAGTGAGGTACACCCCGGCAGCGCCGGTACCCGATGCGCGCCGGTATGTGTAGTCGTCCACGGTCTCGGACGAGTAGCCGTTGGTGTTGCGCAGCGCCCGGGCAACCACCTCGAGCGCGATGCCCTTGACCTCGGCGTTGTTGATTGCCTGGTCTTCGGGGATGACGCGGTAGATCTTCGCCTCGGCGATGTCCCGCAGCAGCTCCACCGTCGCCGGCGTCGGGGTGCCCTCGACGCCGGGGTAGGAGGCCAGCTCCTCATCGGTGAACAACATGCCGGCCTCCTACCTTCGGTCAGTCGCGGTGGGTCTCGGGCGTCGGCTTCCCAGCCGTCACACCAGCGAGCGTGTAATTCTCGGCCGGGGTCTTGTCGGGGGACTCCCCGAAGTAGCCCTTCCGCTCGGCCTCGTCGAACCGGGCCTGCACCTCGGCCGCGCCGAGGTCGTCAGCAGTGCTCGTCTTCTTGGTCTCTGCCACGGAACTCTCCGATCAGTGGGATGGGTTGACCGGGCAGCACCGCGGCCCAGTCCTGGCGCACCTGCTCGGCAGGCACCTCGCTGGCGGGGGCGAGGTCCACGAAGGAGTCGCAGGCGTTCGCCACCTGCTCCTCGCAACCGCGCCCCCGCCGGCGGTTCATCAAGCGGCCGGCGAGCGCAGGACGGCGAACGGCGAACGGTTGGCCGCCGTGCCCTCCTGGTAGTTGATCGGGTTGGACACCGCGTAGCCGGCGCGGAACACCAGGCGCAGAGCGGACATGTCCTGCTGGGGCAGGTTGTAGATGATCGCCCCGGTGTTGTCGGTGATGACGCCCTCGGTGATCAGCTTGTACGTCATGTCCTGACGGACGCCGACGACGAGCTTCGACCAGTCGCCGACAAGGAGCTCGGCGGCGTTGAGGCCGGACGGCCACAGGCCCGGGTCCACGTAGGTGGGGACCGGGAAGTCGACGGGCAGCGCAAGCGGCTGACCGTCGGTGGCGCGCAGCTGACGCAGGCGGCCCTTCAGGGTGATGTTGCCGACCGCACCATTGGGGACAAACCCGTCGGCCTCGAGCTTTCCGAGCAGGTCGGACAGGTCACCGGCGAGGCCGCCAGCGGCGGCGTTGTTGGTGCCGCGGGCGACGACGTTGCCAGCGGCGACCGCCTTGCCGACGAGGTTGCCCTCGGTGGCCCAGGTGGTGGGGGCGTTGGTGCCGAAGATGACAGCGGCGTCCAGGGTGCGGACGATCGCGGCCTCCATGAGCGGCTGGATCTGACCCCACACGTCGAAGCCGGCGTCGGCAACGACGGCGTCGGGGATCGGGACGATCGTCGCGATCTCCTCGACGTACATGTACTTGTTGTCCCACGCGGCCTTGGTGGTCTGCTTCAGGCCGGTGTCACCGGACACGAAGTAGGCCGTGGGCAGCGCGGCGAGCACCGGGAAGCGCTCCACGTTGCGGGCGATCGGGATGTTCTGGCCCAGGCCCAGCACCACCGACTGCGCGGTGAGGCTGGTCAGCATCGCGTTCGACACCTCTTCGGGCACGAGGGCCTGAGTGTCGGTGCGAGAGACGAGAGAGTTGTACGGGATGGGGACCACTCCTTCAGTAAGTAGGCCCCATCTCGGGGGGTCCTACGGGGTTACCGGGTGCCGTGAACGGCGCCACGAATGAGGTCCGACATGGACAGCTGCTTGGTGGCCGTCTGCCGGGGACCGCCGTCGAATGACGGGATGGTCTGGGGGGCTTCGGTGGAGGCGGGCACGAGTCGTTCCACGGCGGCGGTGATGGCCTTGGTGTCGGGTTCGCCGTCGTCGCCGAGGAAGCGGGCGAGGTCGACGAACTCGAGCGCGCCGGCGGTGTCGTAGCCGGGGTTGCGGCGCGCTGCGGCGGCGTCGAACTCGGTGCGGGCCAGCCGCTTCCCGAACTCGGTGGCGGCTGCGGTGCGACCGCGCGCCTCGGCCTCGGCGACAGCGCGTTCCGAGTCGGTCATGGCCGCCAACCGGGCCTTCTCGGTGTCACGGTTCGTGGTGCGCAGCGTTGCGTTCTCGCGGCGCAGCTTCTCGACGTAATCGCGGGAGAAGGTCTCTTCCTGCTGCGCCTGCTGCCCGTCCTCCGAGACCTGCTCGGTGGGCTGCTGCTCCTGCTGAGTGGGCTCGGACATGCGTCCTCCAGGGACGACAGGTGGTGCACTTCCGGCCACCAGGACCGGGGGTCTATGCGGCGAGGTAGCCGTTGTCGGCGAGGGCCTTCACGGCACCGTCACGGCTGGTCGCGGAGGCGATGAGGCGTTCCATGAACGTCTCCGGCGGCTGATCCGCTTCAGCTGCGCCGTCGTCGGTGCGCCGCTTCTCGATGCGCTCGTCGCGCAGCCTCGTGCGCCAACGGTCGCGGGTGGAGTTGACCGCCGCGTTCAGGTCGTCACCATCGCGGATCCGCTGCGCCACGCCCTTGCCGAACCGGGCGTCCTGCTCGGCGGGGGACAGGCTGTCGAAGTAGGCGCGCGGGTCGACTAGGCGTTCACCCTCGGGCGCGGCCACGACGGAGGGCAGGTGCTTGCAGTCGCAGTTCGGGTGCCTCGGGAACCCCTGGTTCCAGCGGAACACCTTGCCGGCGAGCACGGCACAGCGACCGCACGAGGGCGGGTTGAGTACCCGCGTCCACGTGACAACGTCGGGGCGGGCCACCATCTCGGCCGCCGTCGCGAGACGGAACGCGTCCGCAACCGAGGTCTCGGCGATCCCCTCAAGCAACGACAGGCCCCGTCGCAGCGCGACTGGTTCCTGACCACGGCCGATCGTCCGCTTCACCATCGCCGGCACCGTTGCCGCGACGTCTTCCAGCGTCAGGCCCGAACTGCCCCGGGCGAACCCAGAAGGCCGCACCGTCGCAGTGGCAGGCGCGTCGGCGCCCTGTTCGGCCAGCACCGTCGGCACGTACTCGGCGGACTCCCGCGCCGCACCGACCTGCAAAGCACCGATGGTCGCAACCACCTCGGGGCCGACCTGCGACCACGAACGGTCGATGTCGCTTAGCCCCATCGCCCGCCACAGCCGGCGAATCTCGATCAGCCCGGCGGCCGAATAGCGCTGCCCAACCTCGTAGAAAGCGACGGCAGCGTCAGGAAGGGTTTGCAGCGGAGGCATTGGCCGTCACCGGTCGAAGCACGCGCTGCAAGGTCGCGTCCACACCCTGGTTAGCGGCGGCTTCGCGGTCGTCCTGCTCAAGGCGCTTGATCTGCGCCGCCGAGTAGCCGAGGTCTTCGCGGCCCTGGCGGATCGACGACAAGCCGGTCTGCACCCGCTTCACCACCGCGTCCGTCAGCTCACCCTCGGTGCGATACTCAGGGTTAGCCCAGATGGTCTCGACCATCTCCGACACCGGCAGCCCAGCGGCTTTCTGGGTCAGGCGCGCGACACCCTCGATGCCGGCCCCGGCGTAGCGGCACATCTGCTTGACCATCGCGATGTGGTCGTTCTCCGACGCCTTCAGGGTCTCCCCGTTGACGTTGGAGATCTCGCCGAGCAGCGAGCGGATCGGGGTGCACGTGATCGACGCGATGTCCTTCACGTCCTCGCGCTTCGCGTTGCTGTACGGGTCCATGTCCGCGGCCGTGAACTGCCCGAACTTGGTCTCCGTCGCATCCGTGGTCAACATCCGGTCCCGCCCGACCTGGATCGGGTCGGTCGGGTTGCCGTCCGCGTCCTCGTCGGGCCAACCCGACGCCCACTTCTGCGGGAACGCCCCGAAGTCCTGCGTCAGCAGCCGGTCCGCCAAAGTCTTGTTGATGCGGTCCTGGATGTCGATGACGTCGGTGAGGAACGGCCGGCCACCCGACAGCAGACGCGGGGTCAGCGTGATCTCGCGGAACGGCACCTCGCCCAGCGGGTTCGGCTCGGACTCCATGCCCTCAACGCGGGGCTTCCACAGGGGCGTGTAGCTGCCCTCGCCGCGCTTGGGGCCCTCCGCGCGCATCTTCCACAGCCGGTCCGGCAGATACAGCGTCGCCAGGTAGGCGCCCGTCCACTCATCGACCCACACCTTCAGGGCAGCTCGAGCGCGGCGACGGTTCGACCCCGGCTCGTAGGCCACGACCACCTGCGACGGGTGCTCGATCGTGATGAACGGCAGCGCAGGCGCATCCGGGTTGGGAGCAACCAGCATGTACGACGAGCCCGCGATCAGGGCCTCGATCCACGCCAGGTCCGAGTACAGGTCGAGCTCGTTGAACTCCCAGATCCGCCGCAGCTCATCTGACGGCGCGTCGGAGAAGTCGCCGTCCGGGTTCGACACCCGGAAGCCATCGACGCCCATCCGCTGCGCCTTCGCGTTCACCGGCAGCGCCATGTAGTTCGACCGCGTCATCCGCAGAATCCGCCGGAACTCATTACGGGCCTGAGGCGCAAGCCAAGGCAACGGGTGATCCCCGCGGTAGTAGGCGTCGAACAGCTCGAGCTCGTCCAACCGACCCGACAGCCGCTTGTACAGCACGTCCACCCACCACGCCGGCGTCTCCACCGCAGGGACAGGACGGACCGCAGGCAGCGTCACAGCGCCTCCTAGCGGGTCAGGACGGACTCAGGGGCAACCACGGGCCACCGGGACGCGCACAGGAAGAAGTCGCCGCCCAGCAGCGGATGCGAGCCACGCTCGAACGTGATCTCCGGCGCGGCGTCGGTGCGCAGCCGGGCGCCGTTCTCCGCGCACAGGGCGTCGGCCTTGTGGCGCATTGCCTCCCAGCAGTACCGGGCGGGGTCGGCCACAAGCCGCAGCTCGTCGAACGGCACCTCGAGCGTCACGTCCACGAACAGGTCACGCATCACGCCCCCTAGTAGCTACGGGCGCGACCGACAGCGCGCTTGGTCTTGGGGTCGGGGGCCTTGCGGGACTGGAACCCGAACAGCGCCAAGGTCGCTGCCACCAGAGGCGTCAGGTCCGTTGTCGTGTCCTTGCGGTGCCACGCCCACGCCCCCGAGTCGCCCAGGGGGCGCTTGCGGGCCGACAGCAGTGCCGTGTTCAGCCTCGGGTCATCCAGGTGCGCCAGGCGCTTCTCCACGGCCGCGTCGTAGAACGCCCCACACGCCTGCCCCACGTCGCGGGTCGACGTCAGCACCGGCTCGGTGCCAGCCTCTTGCAGATCGGTGATCAGCGAACCGGCCGGCGAACCGGGGTCCAGCACGATCGCGCACGGCTTCCACTTCGCCGACAGCTCGAGCAGCCGCGGTACCACCCAGCCGGTGCCGCGCTGGTTGTCGATGACCTCGACGTGCAACTGCCCGGTCTTCGAGCGAGCGGCCAGCACAATGGATGCCCGCTGCCGGTCCGGAGTCACATCCGCGGCGAACGCGACCGGGTCTAGCGGTTCTGAAGCCTTATCGGCCAGCGACGCCCACAGCATCGGGTTGATGACCTGCAGCGTCGCCTGCGTCTCCCACAGGCCCAGCCGCTCACGCGCGTACGTGTCCTCCGACATGTCCGCGCGCTCATCGGCAACCGTGTCCCACAGCAGCCGGATACCCAGCGCGGGGTTCGCATCGGCCACCGACTGCGGGTCATCCGGGTCGGCGTCGAGCTGGGACCGCCACTCCTGCCACGCCAGGCGCGTGTCCTTGCCCGTAAGCCCCGTGGAGCGAATTCGGGTGAACACCTCGCCCACTGACGTCGGACCGGGTGGGGTGCCCGTGAAGATGCGCTGCGGGTTCGGCGACGCCGACAGGGTAGGCACCAGCGCCGCCAGAGCGTCCTCAGACAGCTCCTGCGCCTCGTCGAGGATCAGGTCGTCCACCGAGAACCCACGGCCCGACGAGCGCGACCGGGCGATGAACTCGACCTGGCCGCCGTTGCTCAACACGATGGCCTCCTGGCCGTTCGTGTTCCGCACCTCGCGCACCAGATTGTTCAGCTCCGGGTACGCCGCGGCAGGATCAGCGACCCGATCACCGAAGAAATACTTGAGCCGAGCGAACGCCTTGCGGGCCGTCTTGACCTCGTGCGCCGTGTGCAGCACGCGCCGGCCAAGCTCCACCGTCTTGAACAGCTCCACAACCTCGATCAGGGCGTTCTTGCCGTTCTGCCGCGGCACCGCAAGGCCACAGCGAGGTGACGCCATCTGACCATCAGCAGTCAGGCCCAGCCACGCCCGCAGCACGTGCTCCTGCCACGGATCAGCGGTCAGCCCGTACGCCGACGCGAACTCGATCGCATCCTCAGCGTCGGCCAGGTCGTCAGCCGGAGGAACGTGCTCCGCGGCGGGAAGCTGAACCCCGCGAATCCCGTCGATTACGAAGCTCGTCAAGCGGAGTCCCCTTCACCGGCGCCGACGCCTTCTCGGCAACCTCGATCTGAGCGAGAACATCCATGAACCGGGCCGCCAAAGCAGCCACGTCGCGACCCGAGTCCGTGCTGTCGATCTGCACTGCCAGCACATCCCGCAGGGCCCGCAACGAACCCAGCCGATCACCCGCCGCGGCAGCCTCGTGCACGCTCATCGACGCGCCCCCAGCGGTGCATAACTATGCGGGGGGACGGTGCCGCCCTGCGGCACGGAGGGCCGGAGGGGGATCGGACGCCTCCCGGCGGTGGTCCAGGTGGCGATGATCAAGGGGACACCCCCCACCTTTATGCATTCAGGTGCATCACCATGCACGGGAGGGGGGCGGGATGGCGACTACGTCGGCCAGGTCCCGGGTGCCGCGGCGCCCGTTGCACAGCTTGTGCGCGGCGGCCAGGTTCGTCGCCGCTGCGTAGTGGCCACCGTGAGCAAGGGGCTGGAGGTGGTCGGCCACGAAGCTCATCGGGTGCGTGTGCGGGAGTGTGTAGTCGATCGGCCGGCTGCAGATGTGGCAGGGGTTCCGTTGGTCGCGAAGCGCCTGGCGAGCTCGCCGGTAGGGGCGCGTGCTGCGTCGGTTGTCAGCCACTACTCGCAGTCGTGGGCTGCGTCGAAGAGGTTGTCGAGTGCGAGTCGTGCGGCTTCGAGCCTGTCGCGGTTGGCGGTGTCGTCGCGCTTGCCGACTGCGGTGCGGGCGTCGAGCCATTCGAGGCGGGCGGCGAGGATGGTGTCGGAGACAGTGGCTAGTCCTGTGACCATTCGCTGCACCTCGCTGCCGAAGTGGTTCCGTCCGCCGCGTTCTTCCCCCACGTTGCGGACGGAAGTAGGACCGCTACTGCCCGGCCGCTCACGGGAGTTACGCCCAGTTCTTAGGCTGGGACCCCACCGAAGTGTGGTGCCGGGCTAGTCGTGGCTAGCGCAGGAGTCGAACCTGCAACCTCTCGCGTTTCAGGCGAGCGCTCTGCCGGTTGAGCTAGCGAGCCGGTAGTGAGTGTGTGCCGCCTTTGGGGATGGCAGGCGGAATGGTAGAAGCCAATCTGTTGAGTCACCGGAAGTCAAGTCACGCGGCCGACACGGCGCGTAGTTTTTGTCCGGACTTCTTGCGGCTGTGGTCGTTGACGACGTCGAGAAGATCACCCAACCGGACAACGGATTGTCCGCTGACCTTTCCGTGGTAAGCGAGCTTCCCGCCGTGGACGTATCCGCGAATGGTGGATTCGCTGACCCGCAGATCACCGTGGGACCCGATCAACTGCGCTGCCTCGCGGACGGTGAACAGCCTGTCGTCGGCTTCCCTCAGCATCCACATGCGCCGCTCAGCGACGTCGTGAGTGATCCCGCAGGTGCGGCAGGTGGCGGTGCTGGCAGCTGGCTTGGCCCACAGATCAGCCAGGCAGGTGACGTCGCGGCCCTGGTCGTCGGGTGTGGGGGCGAGGCAGGGGCCGACGAACTGCCGGTCCGCGGGCCTGTCCACCGCCTGGGTGGCCCGATGCACAGCGTCAGTGACCTCGTCCAGCAGGTCCACGACCTTGGGGTGCTTGCGGGCGTTGGGGATGTTCCGCAGCAGGTCCCGCTGGGCGGCCATGATGCTGCCGCCTCGCCCACCGACCTCGACAGCCCAGGCGTGGAGGACGTCGCCGAGCTCGTCTGCGATGGTGAGGGCCCCGAAGTTGAGCGGGTTCCGTTCCCTAGCTGGTGCGCTACCGCTCGCGCCGGCGCCGATCTTGGCCTGCTTGCTGATCGTCACCGCCAGCTGCTCCACCAGCCACGGCACCTGCCCGAGGGCGACCTCGAGGCGGGTCGTGTCGTTGTGGCACAGCAGGCCCTCGGGCTGGGGTGCGGTGCAGACGGGGCAGGTGCTCATGCTCGGCTCTCCGGTCGTGTGCCGTAGCCGAACACCGGGGTGTCGGGCTGCATGGGTTCGGCTTGCTCGAACTGGCCGCCGCTGGTCGCTTCGAGCTTGGGGCCGTTGGGTTCGTCGTCTGGACGGGGCTGGAAGACGGCGACGTTGACGCGGCCGGCGTGGAGCTCGACGTCGAGCAGGTCGATGCCGCGGAGGTAGAGGTTGAGCCTCATGCGAGGGCGCCGGGGAGGGCGTGGTCGATGGCGTCACGAACCTCGGTGCTCATCGCGGGAACCGCTCCTCAAGGGCGGCCTGGAATGCCCGCTGTCTGTCGTAGTAGTCGCGGCCGGCTGGGCTCAGGAAGTGGTCCCAGATGGCCGCCAGGTAGTCGTCGGTCGCTTCGGGCGCCCAGTCGTCGGTGTCGCCGCCGTAGAACACCCGGCAGTGAGGGAACGCAGCTCGCATGACTCGGATGGCGCTGTAGATGCCGGGCCAGTCGCCGCGTTCGTAGCCGGGTCCGTAGAAGCGGCTCATGGTGCTCAGCTGGATGCACGGCGTCTCGGTGTCGTCCGAGCCCAGCCAGACGGTGCTGCGCGTGAACGGCTGGTCCTGGTCGCCCCAGCTGTCCCACGCCGAGGTGCGGGTCTTCGCGTACTCGTTGGCAGCGGTCAGCTGCTCGTCTGTGACCTCGCCGAGTGCGTACAGGTTGACGTCTACGCCCATGTCAGTTCTCCCGGTTTCGCAGGGTGGCCTTCTTGATTGCCTTGACGTGGGACAGGGAGACGCCGCAGGCCCGTGCGACAGCGGTCGGGCCCATCCGGTCGTCCAGGGCTGCACCGATCGCGGCGTCACGCAGGTCGCGGGCCTCGGTGAGCTTCGATTGGCCGGCGGCGATGTAGCGGCCGGCGGCGGTGGCGCGCTCGAGTGGCGCCGGGATGGCGCGGAGCTCATCGAGGGTTGCGGGGCGCGGTGGGCACAGGTCAACCCTGTAGCCGGGTCGAACACGTGTCCACCAAACCGGGGTGGTTTCTGCGCCCTGACCCGCTGGTACCGGCGGTGGGTACGCGCCCGCCTAGCCTCGGGCAGTGCAGCCCCGCCGCATCCACCTCCACCCACCCGAACCCGTGTGGGTCAAGCTGCACGTCAACGGCTGGGACCCACTCCGCGAGGTGCCTGCCCTGCTGCTGGAGTGGCGGGCGACCGGTCCCGAAGGTGCGCGGCACTGGCGCGGCCGGGTGTCTGTCGCACCAGCGGATGCGTTGCCGTCGTGGAACCCGAACTCACCCTGGTACGACGCGGAACTGCTGCGGCCGCGGGAGGGCTAGGACAGGTGCTCGAGCGCCTTGCGGTACTTCTCGGTCAGCCGCACCCGCGTCGCCTCATCCAGCAGCGCCATGCGTGACGGGTCGGTGTTGGAGGCGATGTCGGCGAGCTTCACCCGCAGGGCGAGCGGGTTGGCCTTGACGCGGGCGTAGTAGTCGGCGCGGGGCTCGTGCGGGCGGTGGGTGATGGCGAGAACAGCGTCGGTGATGTCTGGGCCGAACCGGTCGCGGATGCGCTCCACGGGCACGTCGGTGTCCTCCAGGACGTCGTGCAGGTAGGCGACCACCTTCCCGTCCTCGTCGACGTCAGGGATGCGGCTAACGACGTCCATCACGTGGTGGACGAAGTAGACCCGGCCGGCCTTGTCCAGCTGCCCGCGGTGGGCAGCCATGCCGAGGTGATGTGCCGCCTGCACGAGGTCATCCCAGTCGGTGTGCCACTCGGCGGTCGCGTAGAACTTCGCTGCCCGGTCCTGGTCGCTGGGAGACGGGGAAGTCACGGGGCCCATTCGCTGCGGTAGTCCGGGTGGTCTGCGTACGGCAGGGCTAGCAGGCGAAGGTTCATGTCCTGCACGACGCGGGCCATGCCGTTGTTCTCGCCGGTGTAGGCGGCCCAGGGAGCCGCCAGCTCGACGATCCGCCGCTTGGCCTCACATTCGGCCAGTACCCGCGTCGGGTTGAACCGCTCGGCGAACAGGTTGGACGAGAAGCCATATCCACCAGCGCCGGAGAGGTAGGACTCCCAGTCGTACATCTCGTGCTCTGCGAGCACCTTCCTGGCTGCGGCCTCGTCCTCACCTATGCGCGCCAGCAAGAACTCCGCAAGGTCCATGCCCGCATCCTCCCCGTTCACTGCTGCTGCCCTACCTGACGGACACGAGAAGCGGCGTGGATCGCGTCCAGTTCGGCGCACAGGTGCGCGGGAAGGTTCCGCTCGGCCAGGGACAGCCGCAGCAGCTCACGGGCGATGACGCCAGCCCTGTCCTGCCTGCCCTGCGGCTGGGTCACCGGGACACCTCGCGGATACGGCTGATGCTGTCGCGGAGTCCGGCTCGGTAGCCCTCGGTGAAGTACTCGCCCCACCACGACTTCGGCTGGACCTCGTTCACGGCTGCGACGGCCTTCTCCCGTTCGGCGGTGACAGCGGCAGCGAGAGCACGAGCGATGTAGGCCCGGATGTCGTCATCGCTCATGCCGTCTACCTGACGGATCAGGTCGTCGGCCACCGCCCGCTGCTCGTCAATCGGTTCGGGGGTCTGGGGAACGGGGGAAGTCACCGGTCAGTCCTCCGCTGCTTCTCGGTGCCAACCGGGGAACAGGTCGCTGCACTCGTTGCCGACGCCGGCCATGTAGGCGCTGGGCCCGTAGTAGGACATCCCGACCGGCACCTCGACGACCCACCAGAACTCGTGGCGCTTGCGGCAGTGGAAGCACCACTTGACGCCCTCGGTCTTGCGGCTGAACTCCTGCATATCGGTGCCACAGATGGCGAACACGTCGTTGGAGACGCACCAGTCAGCGGACTGCTCGTCCTCCCCGTCTGCGCGGGTCACGCCCGACGCGGCAGAGGGGGTCACGAGGTGGCCTCGGTCCAGCAGCGGGTGCAGCGGTCGGAGGGATCGGTTCGGGCGACGTCGATCCGTTCGGTCATGTCTCGACCCCATCGACCGCAGACCGTCGAGTTGGGGTGCAACGTGGAGCTGTAGGCGTCGGTGGTGAGCCTGTGCGCCTTGCCGCGCTTCGGGTGTCGGACCGCCCACTTGGGGGCGTTGGTGCTTCGGGTGTCAGGCATGATTGCCGTCATCCCCTTTCCGGTAGTGCGGACTGGGGTAGGGCCGGATTTGAGGACGCCAATCCTCGGGTTCGGCCCGTCTTACTAGACCCATAATGCCAGGTCACGAGCCAGATAGCGAGCCGGTTGAGGGTGTCGCGGCACCTCGCTGCATACACCCGTGTCGTGCCCACCAGCAGCGTCCTGCGCCGGTAGCGCCCCGTTGTGGACAGCAGGCGGGGGATGGACACGATGAGAATCACCGGTCGCCCACCGTGTGCGTCTCGGTGGCGAGGCGTCGCTGCCAGTCCGCTTCTCGCTGCACCCACCGCCGAGCGATGCGGTCGGCCCGTGCCCGTGAGCCGAACACCGTCCGCTCGACAACGACCCTGCCGATCCACCCGTCACCCCGAGCCACGGACACCGTGACGTACCAGGACCAGCGGCCGGACGGGGTGACGGTGACGGTGATCCCTGGCTTGCTCACGTCGTCTTCCCGTCCCGCAGCAGAGCCACCTCGGTCTTGAGCTGCCCGACCCACCGCAGCAGCGAGACGATCCGGGCACCAGCGTCACGGGACTCGCTGTCGTGGTGCAGCGTAGGGAAGATGTCGGCGGGCCAGTGCTCGTCCAGCAGCGCCATCAGCCCGGCCCACGAGTGGTGCCCGCAGTCGGCGTCCATGTCGCCTCGGCACGACGCGCACCGCTCGTCTCGCGCCACGGCTTCCCGCGCCTCGTCCCGCCCGCTCTGATCACCCGTCGCGGCGTGCCCGGCTATCAATGGGCTATCAATGGGCGCCTCGTCCCGCCCGCTTTGGGCGTTCCGATCTGCTGTCACCTGCCCCAAAGCGCCCCCATTGCCGCTGTCCCGCGCCGGGGGGACAGACGGGGAGGGGCGGAAGGGGTGGCCGGACCCGAACGGGTTGCCGTGGAGCGGTGAGCTGCGCGGCAGTCCGCAGCTGTCGCAGGGCCACCGCCGGAGGTCGACGAAGGCCTCGTCCAGCTCCTCCCGCCCCTGTCCCTGTTCGGTGCCCACGGAACGGCCGGCGGTCACCGTCGTCCCGCTTCCCAGCACTCAGGGCAAATGTCACGCCCGCCTGGACGCGGGTGCCAGCCGTACTTCCGCGCGTCCTCACGCGCCTCGGCCAAGGTGTTGAACAGGGCGTCACCACCCAGCTGGCTGCTCCCGGTGCGGTGGATGCAGTCCAGGGCCCCCGGGTTCGAGTCGCAGAACAGGTAGATGATCCGTGCGGCGCTCACCGTCGTCCCTCCTCGGCGTCGCGGACGGGCTGGGCGGGGTCGGTGAACGTGACCCGTGCGTTCAGCAGCTCCACGGGCAGGCCGTAGCGGGCCGCCTGCTCCTCGACGGTCTCGGTCCGCCAGTCCTTCTCGCTGGGCTGGGTGGACGGCGCGGCGGGGCGGTGCTGCCAGCAGTGGCCGCCGCCGGTCACGCGGTTGCAGTGGCCTTGCCAGCCGAGGTCGCTGGTGCTCCGCCGTCGAGTGGACTCGCGGCCACCATGCTCGCAGGGCGCACCACACACCTCGTCGGGCTGCTGCGGTCCCGGGGCGGCGCTCACCGGACGGCACACGGGGCAGACGAACGCGGCGTGCAGCTCGCACACATCCGCGATGCCCTCCCCGCTCACTTCCCACCCCCAGGCTGCTCGGCCAGGAGAGCGGCGCGGGCATGGTCGATCAGCTGCGCGAGGTTGACCGTGCGTCGTGACTGCCTGCCGGGGGAGTCGGGGTCGTCGTCGTCCAGGGACACCAC